ATCCAGGCCGCCCAGCAGCCAGCTTTGCGCCGCGCAGGCCGCCAGATCAGCCAGCGCCTGGCGCAGGGCTTCGTCCAGTTCGGCCGCGTTCCACACCACCCCATTGGGATCATGCAGCGCGCTGCGCAGCCGCGTGATCAGTTCATCGCGGTCGCTCATGGCTGCGCCAGCTCCGGATGCGCCGCCCACAAACGTTCCAGTTTCTGCTGAGCGGTATACACCGGCAGAATATCGCGGCGCTGGCCGCACCAGGCTGCCAGTTCGGCCGGCGAACCGTTGAACAGGTTCAAGTCCAGCGCGGTGCTGCAGCCCGGCAGGATGAACCGGTCACCGCTGAACTGCCAGAAGGTCCACTGCGGGCAGTGCTCGGGCAAGGCCGGCCCGCCGGAGCGCGGCAAGTGCTGCCCGGTGAAGGTTTCCCAATCCACGCGCAGGCTGCCGCCCGGGTACGGATAATGCGCCAGCCACAGCGGCCAATCCGCCAGCCAGCGCAGCATCGGACGGGCATACGTATGCACAAAGGAGGCGCGCGTGTAGATCAGGGTCGGCAGGCGCAGATCCGCACGCATGGCTTCGGCCATCGCCAGCGCCGAATCGGCGATGCGCTGCGGATCGATCAGCCGCGTAATGGCCTGTTTGCCCCATTCGCTCCAACTGGCCCAGTTCTGCTCCACGTCCACGGCGGTAAAGTCGAATTGCAGCCCCTCAATGGCGTGCAGAAAGTTCTGCATCTGAGCCTGGTCCGCGCAAAGCGGGTCGTTCCAGTGATAGACGCCCAGCGTCATCCCGGCCGCGCGGGCGCCATTGTAATGCGCGCGCAGCAGCGGGTCGCGCCCGGCGCTGCCCTGCCCGGCCTTGAGGATGACAAAGTTCACCCCCGCCTGGCGCAGGCGTTCCCAATCCATTTGCGGCTGCCAGTGACTGGCGTCAATTCCCAATGTTTGCATATTTCCTCCCTGTTTTTCTAAAGGGTCTAACCGGATGGTTTCATCCGCCGGCGTTTTTCTGGCCTCCCCAAAAATACACGATTTTTGGGGAGGCTGGGGGATATAAAACCTGCGGCAGCCCGCTTACGGCGCGCGCGGCAGGACGAACTTCATCCCGTTGCAGGCCACCATCACGATCGTGCCGTTGGGGCGCACCGCCCAATCCAGCAGCTTACCCTCCGGCAGGCCAATCCGCCGGGCGGCCAGGCTGATCTTGCGCGGCGGCACGCGCGCCCCCTGAACGGCCGGCCGCTCAGCCATCGCGGCGGCTCTCCGTGCGCCGGCCGGCGTCCTCGATGGCCACGCCCGTCGAATAGACCGCCAGCGCGGCGATCACCGCCTGCACCGTCTGCCAGGTGCTCAGCTCACCGCTGCACATCCCGGCCGCGGCCGCCGCCAGCGCCGCCAGCAGTGCCCAGAACTTGCGCGAGCGCAGCACCTGCTGAAGCTGACTCCAAAGCGTCGGAAAACTCATCACTCAACTCCTTGAACAGCCCGCCTAGCCGGCCACGTTGGCCTTGTAGAGCGGACGATAATCGGCCACGAAGACCGAACACCAATGGCGCACCTTCATGCGGATTTCATCGTTGGTGAACAGCGCCCCGCTGGTCTCGCGGTCGCTGACGTAGATTTCGGGCAGCAGGCCGAAGCGTTCGGCCAGGATGATGCCCGGCGCCAGGCGCGGATCGGCCACGGCGGCCCAATCGCTGGCGTCGGTGAACTCCGGTACAGTGATCACGTCGCCCATCTGCCCGCGCTGTAAATTCTCCGAAAAGATATTGGCCTCGCGCTCGAAGCTGGGGTAGAGGATGCGCATGCCGGTCAGGCGCAGGCTGCGCGGCGCTAGCAAATAGCGCCCGTCCAGCGCCAGGCGCGGCGCGCTGCCGCTCTCGCCGGCCAGCATGGCCTGGTTGTAAATCGCAGCCGAGGCCGCTTCCCAGGCGGCGGCGCTGAGCGCCGCCGTGCCCAAATTGGCGTGATGGTCGCCGTCGAAAGTGTAATAACCGTCCGCCATCTGCGGGCCGGCTCCGGCGTTGGCGGTGAACACGGAGGCCACCAGCCCGGAAATGCGCCGCAAAGCCGCCGAGGCCAGCTTGCGCGGATACTGGCGCAGCTTGTGGGTTTCGTCGCGTTCAAACATCTCCAGCGTCAGGCCAATATACCCGCCATACTTGCCCCACTGCCCGGTCTCAGCCGAATCACGGATGGCCAGTTCCTGGTAGGCCGCGCCTTCATTGACCTGCGGCAGGGCGCTCACCTCGCCCACCAGCACCCCGCTGATCTCGTGCAGGTTGCTGAAGTGCTCCACCGCCACCACCGGCTCCCACCAGCGGTAGCCGCTGCGCCCCAGTTCTTCCCAGCCCATCAGCACCAGCTTGTTGAGCGCGTTCTTGAGCAGCCCCGGCAGGGCCGCGCTGGTGGAAAATTGTACCCGCTCGGGGTAATAGCCGCCGTAGAAGCCGCTGTCGCCGGTGGTGAGCGTGTACAGCTCACGGATGCCGCTCAAGCGCTCGCACTGCACGGTTTTCAGCTCCGCCGGGCGCTCCGTGCCGAGCAGATCATACGCCGCGGCCGTCAGGCGCTCTTCGCCGCTGCACAGGCCGTGGATGCGGCCCGGCCCCTGCACCTGCTGGCCGCCGGTCAATTCGCTGAGCAGGCTGCGCCCGTCGGCGATGGCGGCCTGCAGCGCGGCCGGGGTGCATTCTTCCTGGGTGAAACGCGCGCGGATGCGCTCGCTGAGCGGCGCGGGCAATTGCGCGGCCGCCAGACCGCTTTCCAGCAGCAGCGTCTGCGCCGCCGGAGCCGCTTCCGCCGGTGCGGCGGTGGTAGGGGTTGATTCGCTCATCTTCTTCTCTCCTTCATAAATGATGGCATGCTGCGCGTTCAGCGCGCGCAGAAAAGCGCCGCCGCGCGCCGGGTGGGCCACCAGGTCCACCGAGAGGACGCGCAAAATGCGGGTGACAGCCTGCCCGGCGGCCTCGAAAACCAGATCGGCCGAAAAGCCTACCGCCGGACGCGGCGCGGGGGCCGCCAGCAGGTCTTTGCCCAGCTCGCTCAGCAGATGGCTGGCCGGGCCGAGCGGACGCAGGCGCATGCGCACGCCGGACGCGTCCGCGTCGAACTGCGCCTGGCGGCACACGCCCGCCAGGTCGCGCAGCGAGTGGCCCTCCCAGGCGTGATCCAAATAGCACGGGCAGCCCTCCCACAGCGGCAGCGATTCGGCCAGCACCGCCGCCGAAAACTGCCAGCCGTTGCCCTCGCCGGCCGTGATCGCCAGAATATCAAATTCCGCGCCATCGGGCCGGGCGCTGAGCGGCACCCGCAGGCTGTGCGTGCGCAGTGCTGGAAGCGCAGGCTGTGTCATGGCTTGACCTCCTTGAAATGTGTCATTTCAGCTCTCCGTTGTTCAGATCCACTTTGCCGGGGGCGGCGCTGCTGGCCGGCTGGGCCGGCGCGGCGTAGACCGGCGGACCGGCCTGCCGCCCGCGCGCCAGCAGATCATTGATCTCGGCCGTTTCGCCTACAAAGCGGTACACCAGGCGCAGCAGTTCAGCGTCATCAATCAATTGACGGTCACGCAGCTGCGCCAGCACACCCATTACCTGCGCGCCGGCCATGCCCAGCGCCACATTATCGCGCGCGGAAAGGTCCGCGCCGTGCACCTCAATGCGCGCCCTGGGTTGTACCCGGCTGCGCCCGTAAATCTGGCGCTCGGCCGCCGCGCGGCGGCGCACACAGGCGGTCAGTACATCCGCCAGCAGCCAGGTGAACAATTCCTGGCGCTGCTCGAAGCGCCGGTAGGTCGGCCCGCCGGCCGCCTCGGCCGTGGTGCGCGTGGAGGATTCCGGCTCGGCCAGAAAGTGCAGCGGCACGCCTGCCCCGGCGGCGATCATCTTTTTCAGCGCCAGACCGTCGGCGTTGGCGTCCGCAGATTCAAGCTGCGGGGCGATCACCTCCCAGCTTTCGCTCTCATCGCTGACCAGAATTGAGCCTGGCCCGGGCGGCGCGGCGTTCAGGCGCTGCTGGCGCGCCAGGCGCTCGCTTTCGCTGGCGAAACGCGCCTTGACCACATACAGAAAGGCAGTGCGGAAGCGATTCAGACGCGCGCGGTCTTCCAGCCAGTTGGCGTAACGGCTCAGCCAGCGCAGCAGCGGGGCCAAATCTGATTCGCCCCACAGGCAGCCGACCGGGCGGTTGATGGCGTAGTGCAGCATCACCGGCGCAAAGCGCCCGTCTGCGCCCGGCGCGTCATTCAGCGCGTCGTAGGCCGGCCAGTCGCTTTCCGGCGCACCGGCCTGCCAGCTCTGGCGCGGCTGGTAGGCAAGCTCCTGCTCCACATCGTTGGGGCGCGTGCGGATTTCGGCAATCTCGCCCGCCGGCACAGCGCGCAGATAACTCATCCCGCTGGCGTCGCTGGAAAGCAGCACGAACAGGTTTCCCGAACGGGTCAACT